CGGTTCATCACCGGCCCTCTCTAAGCTCCCGAATAAACCCCGGGAGTCCTTGGTGCAAGACCAAGGCATGTCCATCCATGATAATCCTAAGTAGGAAGAAATTTCTATAAGGAGAACTGTAGGCCTCAGAGTTCGATGGAGTCATAACGACTCAACGAGACAAAGAGATCTTAGTAATCTTAAGGATCCTGTGTTCGGGTGTTAACCGAAACTAAATCAGTAGGAAATACTGATCAGGATCTGATTCTAAAGGGTGATACCCTGAGTGATACCATAGAAAACTATGGCTAACCAGGTAGGCAATAAACCTACCATCACTAGATAAAACTGGTCTTGTAATATGAGGCTTAATATCTAAGCTATAATGAAAAATCAATTAAGACTTTCAAAAATAGCTAAAACTAGGTTGAATTTCTCTTTTTTGAGATTATCAAGCAAAGTTATTAGCTGGCTAATTCAGAGTACTTACCCTGAACTTAGTAGCATAGATAAAAAGTTACAAAAGTTGATCTCGACTCTAGATACTATAGGGAAGAATCACGGTCTTATTTTTCTTGTAAAATACATGAAAGATTTAAGAACAGTGTTCTGGTCCTATCTGGGTGGAAACCCAGTTAAAGTAAAAGGAGTTCGAGTGACTTCGGATGGAATTCCTGTAGTTCTGGCTTTTGTAAAAGATTATAATTGTAAAGCACCAGTCGTTAGACTAGTTAATACGATTTTAACCTCTTCCAGAAGCTTATCCCTAGGAAAACTGGCTGATATTTCTTCAATCGTTGATGGACCTAAAAAACTTAGGTTGGATTTACTTCCATTAAATCATGATGATTTCGAAAAATATGTACCAGGATTCTGGGTAGAACTTGGATTCCATAGGAAGCCTAAACTTAGTATCCCAAGGTATTTACACTTTACTTCATTCCACCTATCCACAAAGGCAGGTCCAAACTCAAAAGGTTTTGGAAATGCTCTGTGGTCGGCTATGAATGATTTTAGAAATCTATTGAAATATCCAGATCTCCTTAACAGTATTAAAACTGTTGGGGGACCTGAACTTTCACATAGAATAAGTGTATTAAGCAACTGTTTCTCCGAATTAAGATTGATGATAGGATCAATTCTTCCCTTTGGGGAAGATTCTCCTGAATCAAACACAATTCGTCGAATAGTTGCTTTTCCCGATAAAGAACTGAAAATGAGAGTTGTAGCTATCTTAGATTATTGGTCTCAGACCAGTCTTAGACCGTTACATTCTTGAATTTTCAGAGTTTTAAAGAGAATACCACAGGATATCACATTCGACCAAAATGCCTTTAATGAGACACTAGGATCTTCTGGATGTTATTATTCCATTGATCTTAGTGCCGCAACCGATAGATTTCCCATTTGGTTAATCTCTCAGGTTCTTAAAGGTCATTTACCTAGCCACTATGTTGATGCTTGGAAAGATATAATGGTTAAGTATCCATTTTCATATCAAGAGAGTAACATTAGTTACTCTGTTGGTAATCCTATGGGTGCTTATTCATCATGGTCTTCCTTCGCATTAGCTCATCATTTTCTAATTTATTACTGCTGCCAAATTAATGGTATTGACTGGAAATCCTGTCAATATTGTATACTTGGTGACGATGTATTAATTAGAGATGATTTAGTGGCTAAGTCATATCTAGAAGTGATTGAAAGAATTGGATTGGAGTATTCTCCAGCCAAAACTCATGTCTCAGATCATTTTTTCGAAATAGCCAAACGGCTGTTTTATAAAAATGAAGAGGTATCTCCCTTTCCCATTTCGTCGATTAAAGAGTCGAGTAAGAGATTTTATCTTCTTGCAGAACTAATTAGACAACAAATGGAAAGAGGAATCAATTTTTCTTCCGGAATCATGGGTGGATGTGAAACCTTCTACGGTATGGTGAAGGGATTCCCGTCTAGATTAAAATCTAAACTATCATCCCAAGCCCATATCAGTGACTTAATGACAAAAATCATTAAAGACCCTGGAAATGCAGGAATTTATCTGAATGAGATATTTTCGTGTGTTAACCAGCGGTCTCTTTGTCCACCCTTTACTAATACTGAGGCTTGTGCCTTAGTATCTAATATTGCAGTGGAACTGTTCACTGATTCCAACCCTGCCAACTACAGTGGGCGTAAGCCCACAGTAGGTCTAGGAAATCTAGCTATAACGCTAGTTACTAGATTGACAGAGGTAGACCGTATAGGTTCCGAGTTAGCTTTCGATGTAATAATGTGTCTTCCTGTTCTTGGAGGTTATTCAAGAATTGAAGAAACATTCATTGCATTATCTAGAAAGGCTTCTAACTACTCAGATTGGCCGATGATGTTAAAAACAATGTCTCTCCCTTGGGATGATGCAGTGTTTTATACAAGATCGTCCGAACTAGTAGTTAGTAGTCAATCTAAGATATTAACCCATCTTAAAGATAGATTTACTATTTTTGAAACTTATCCTCAGTTAAGAGAATCAAGTTTCTTCTTAGTAAAACCTATTTTTAGTATTATGGCTAGATTTCTTAGAAGTTATCTAGGTCCTGTCATATTCTTTAGTTTTATAAAATCTCTAAAGATATTATGGAGCCTTCCTAAAATAAGACTTATATTCTACCTAATTATTGGTATAATATTGAGTCTGACTTTTAGTTTAGGTCATATACTATTAGGATTTATCCCATTAGATATTATTGAGACTGGTTGTAACATACCAGAGATCCTAGGTGAAACTTCTACACCATCATTCTTATGAACTGATAGTGTAGCAGTTATTTTATTCACCTTTGGTCTTAAAGAGTTAATACCTTTTTTGGCTGAAAAGTCAATTGAGATATTTTCTCCTACTTTCTCTCATATCTATTGGGTGATAACCTTATTATTTTTTGGTTAATCCGAATATAACAGCTAATGTAATTTTTATACATCTATGCTTGTTTAAAGCTCTCC